TCTCCATTGACTTCGCCTTGTGTATTAGATGTTAAAAGTATATTCATTATGCAATCGCCAATGATTCTAAAGTTTGCCATGCTTGGCTGTCTAAAGCATTACGTACTAGGATTTCCCTATCTTTCTGTACATTAGCTTTTTGACTTCCTTTCCTTCCCATGCTAACTTCCTTCATTTCTCCTTTACTATTAAGTTTCTCGTAGGTTTCATCAGTGTGAGTAGACCAATGGGTTAATGCATTATACAATGCCCAGATAGTTTTACCTAGACTAGCTTGCTCTTGCTCATATCTGTACATAAGATAATCGCTCAGGCTCGTATTAACTAGCTTAGTATCAATGGTAGTACTATCTGCAATCTCTCCTAAAGTTTCCACTGTTTTAGATTTCTTTTTACAAATAGAGTGTGCCAAAAATAATGCCACTTGCTTGTCGGTAATCTTGGCATTGCTCCAGAGTTGGAACTTTTCTGTTTGATTTGTGAATACATCAAGAGTAGATGATATCTTAGCTAAGGCGGAATTTACAGATAATCCAGAAGTGTGTTTTCTCCTTTCATGGTAAAATTTTTGCCCACCAAATACAAGAGTGTTTAGACATAAACTACGGTATGCACCTGTAAATGTCTGGAATGACCATGCACCGTCTATTGAGTTAAATATATCAGATCGTAGTGTTACCTCATCACCATCTTTAACTTTCATTGTGTGATCTAGAAAATGTACTGTTCTCCTAGTTTTTGCACCACCTTCCCAGAGTTGATCTATGACTTGTACATTAGACTTTCCAATATCTGCATCTAATAATTTTTCGGTGTGTTTCCTGTACAGATCAATATGCGGAACTAACTTGTACTTCTTAGAGTGGTTTCCCATGAAAGCACCATTATCAGAACGAACTACTGCCATTTTGCCGTCAATCTTATGTTCGGTACCATTATGGTAGTAATGCATATTTACAGGCTCTACTCCAAAATCAAATAAAGACATGTCATTTAAATTAGTGTGTTCATATATTTTTGGCAAGATATGACCTGTTTCCATAGCAATATCCGCCTGTATTTTAGGCTGTATTAAATCATACGGCATTTTTCTTTCTCCTATTTTGTTATTATAAAAAAACTGCCTACATTATATACTTGCTCAGTAACTACAAATTTCACAAATAACCCTCATTTAAGGTAGTTGGATTAAATATAACGTAGGCAAATTATATTCTTATATAGAATAAAAAAGATTGCAAACTATTTATTAACTATTTTTTTATTCTGTACAGCTAACTTATTTTCTTTTCCAACATCTCCAACGATATGGTGTCTGATATTAGTACCATAAGGAAGTCCCTGTACAAACTGCAATAGAGTTTTTTTATCTGAAGGGTTTTCGCTGACATTTTTTCTCGTATGTTCCCACTGCAATCTAACTCTACCATAAGTACCATAACAGCCACCTTGCTCCTCATCACCGACTAATTTCTTTTTACTGCCATGACCATAAAAGACTATGACAAAATTTCTATTTTTTCTAGAGCATAGATCACAAGTGTTACAGCCGACATTTTTATTATACTCTGACGGACAACGTACAAACAGCACACTATCTAAAACAAAGTTTTTGCTGACATTTTTATCTGATAGAGTAACCACCGTTGGATAGCCTTTCTTATGTACAGCAAGAGCATCAAGTAACGTATCCGTAGAACGATTAATAGTAGTATGGTTTTTACTATCTCTTATTCTGTACAGAAAGTTAAAGTGAAAGTTTCTATTTTGTTTTAGTGATATATCCTCAAATTTAAAATGAGAATAAGTCCACGATCTACCACCTTGTACCTTAGCATCTAATACAGCATCTAGATAATCCCAGTCTATTCTATTTGTAGACATAGTGCTGTTTGGATTTAATGCACAGTGTTTCGGACAAGTACCAAAAACATCATCATCTCCAGAACGATAGGTTACAGCACAATCGGTGGTTTTAAGAGCCTGACTCTTTTCAACTACTTTAAGCATGTTTCTTTCCCTTTTTATAATTCATCTAATAAAAACCATTTATTTTTAATTACAAAATAAACATTACTATCATGTAAAATTATTTTATCTATAAGACCATGTTTTGTTTTATCTTTAAGTTTATAACTATCAAAACTATCCATGTTTCTTTCCCTTCTGCTCAATTATAACTGCTTTACCATGTTTAATTTTTACGTCTATTTTCTTTCCTGTACTTAAATGGTAACCAATACGTTCATGCAATTTAGGTAAATCATTTATAGTCTGTATAGAAATGACTTCATGTAATTTAGTTTTTTTCATTTTACTTTCTCCCTGTTTGTACAGAGATACATTTATAATATCTTTAGAAGTGTTTTATTATAATAACAAATATCTTTATAAGTGTTCATAAATGTATCTCCTATGAAAGCCACTTCGTTGTATGTCAAGTAAACATGGCTTCTATTGTGTATAATCTAACATAGGTGTTCACATCACTGTATCGTATGTCCAACTAACTAGCGGTTAATTATACAATATAAACTAGATCACAACTAAAAATACTTGTCAACTAATTTTTTCTAAAAGTATTTGTAAATCTCTTTTTGCATCAAATTCGTGCCTGTACAGAGTAAGTAATTTATCCTGTACAGTATTCTTAATTGCATATCCGTCTTCATGTACAATAACGACATATTTATCGGCTGACATTTTTTTGTCTGACATTTTTTTATTATTCATGGTATCTATCACACATCTCCTGTATAAGATCATATATACAATTCTCATGATACTGATCGTTTAGTTTTAAATCTTTATATTTATCAGTTGACAAAAGTTCCATAGCTAACGCATAAATCTCACTAAAATCTTTATCTTGTCTGACAAATTCTTCTACCTCACATTGAAAATCAGTTTCTATATCTAATATATCTTGCTTGTACTGTGTCATAGTTTGTAACTTTCCTGTGTATACCATTTAGGCATAGGTCTTGACTTTTCCCACTTGGCTATGTCTTTTTTATCGTTGACATAATATCTCCTGTATGCCCTAACTGTATTGTTATGTATGCGTAACTCAGTAGATTTATATTCGTCTGGCATACATTGTGGGTGGGGTGTCTTTTCCATATCTTGATACTGCAATGTACCCCAATCTGTTTCTCTTAAATCCATAATAACTTGCTGACATTTATGTATCTTATTATATCTTCTAGTGTACTCAAAACATAACTCCATGCCATGCTGTACTAACCAACAAAAATTATCAGCACTATCTCCTGCCCATAATGTACAGGGATGATTTTTATGTACTTCTCTATAAGGTACTAAATGTCCTTGTCCATGCCTATGAAACACAGAACATAACATCTGTGCTGTTTCCAATGGCATCTTGACAATGTGCTTGTCGCATTGCATTTGTGCTGACTGTATAGGACACTCGTCTAGTACGAATATGTTCATGTTAATCTCCTTCTAATTCTTCTAAATTAAAATCTACTCTATCCTCTATACTATTGTCAACCATTACTACATTTCTTATATCGTCTTTAAAAAAACCATAGCATTCTAACTCTTGATTGCATTGCTGTAGTTTAAATATTATTTCTTTTACTTTCATAGTTCCACCACCTCCTCTAACTCTGCATCTATATAATCTTGTTTCTCACAACCACACAACTCACCACTGATATGTATGCCACCGTCTTTCACTAAAATCTCCCTTGCTTCTTTTTCAGTTTTTGCTTCTATAGTATAGACATAACAGCATGGCACTGTAAAGGTATATTCTTTCATCTGTACAACACTCCCATTTTAACTAACACATTTAATTCTTTTTGTGTCATCTCTTGTACTTTATATACTGATATAACATCATCATCATAATCTGTATATTTATTAGTATCCTCATCAAAGTTATCTTCAAAGTCTTCATCACTTCTACCTTCACCATACACTCCTCGTATCATATCTTTATCTGTAATAGACTCACCATTTTCATAGTGTGCCAAGCCATAATCTCCAAACCATGCATAGTCAAAATATTCATAATCACCAGATTGTATTTTAAATTTTACAAATATCATTAATACCCCTCCCCTTCACTATAGGCCTGATTGTCTAAATCCTCTGTCTGTACAGTAGTACGGTGATCTTCTAGTTCCCATATAGCTTGTTGCACTTTGCCATTCTTTAATAGGTCTATCACTAAATCTATCACTGTAGCACCAGATACCTTGTCCTTCTTATAGAACGTAGCTTCTGTAGAAGGTGCATCTCCTGTATAGACAGTTCCTTGTTCTTCTTCCTTTGATACAGCAAAGTCTACTGTATATACCCACGTTGCACTATCCTCTTCTACATTTTCTATAGTTCTATGTTCCACTACAGGACAAGTGTCAAGCCAATCCATAAATTTTTTCTGTATGTCAGTCATCGTATTTCTCCCACTTATCTATCTGGTTCAATAAACTCTCGGCAAGTTCTTTTCTTCCTACAAGTATTCCGTCTTCTGCACTTTCCATAGTGTCTTCGTCAAGTTCGGTGTTGTCTACTTCTTCCTGTAGATAGTCTCTAATTTTTATCAATTTCGTAGCTAATAACATCTGCTTTCTCCTTTTCTACAATAACCCTTTCACAGTTCTAAAACATTGTCAACCCCTTATGCAAAAAAAAAAGAGCAATCTAATTAAAGACTACTCTTTTCTATATAGGCAAGAACTCGGTCTGCAAATAGTTCATTTCTTATTAAGTGTATTTACCTAGAATTACCTAACACACCTATATTATTTTTGTTGGCATATTTTATACTCCTTGTGTCAATTCACTGAGACAGGTATAATTTTAATCATTTAGCCTGTACTGACATCCTGTGTCCTTTCATGCCTGAACCAACAAAATTTATTCTATACAGGTAATTTATCGGAAGGTAGCGATCCTTCAAGGATATTATTTAATTGACAATCCTTATCTTTCGTCAACCCTGTATAAAAACTTCTAAACTAAATCTACCTCTATTGTTTTTTCTAAATCATACGATAGAGGTTTTTCTCCATACTCTCCTTCTTCTAGTCGGTAGTGATATACACCACCTAACCATTTACCAACGACATTTTTCTTGCCGTATGGCTTCTTGCGTAAAGTTCTTATTCCCGCTGATGTTCCTGTTTCAAGATAGCCAATTCTCTTTGACACTTCCTGTACAGAATGCCAATGTCCGTCTGACAATACATCAAGTATTCTTTCTGACATTCCTCTGCGTTTATGGTATTTCTTTTTTTCTTCAGTCATCATCATTATCCTTCTCTACATAAATATTAGGGTGATCTGCTCTAACTAAATCTTTCCAAATTGCTCTGTGAACAGTTCCTTTATCTTCACCATGCTCTATAGTCATTTGCTGATATTTTAGGTTTGCTTCTTCTACTACATCATCAAAGGCCTCGTCAAGTTTAGAGACATCAGAGTAAGTGATGTGTTCCACTCCACACTCCTGAATCTCTTGTACAAGTTTCTTAACTCGGTTCGTAAGCACCAACTGTAAGTCGGTAATGGTAGGCACTTCTACTTCTTTCTTTTTTGTTCTAGCCATATCTTCTTTCTCCTTAAGTTTTAGCTCTCTATTTATCCACTCCGAAAAAGTGTTCATATGTTGTACTCCTCTTATTTATTGTTGTCAAGTAAATTATGTAGCTTCGCCCCAAACCTCATATTTTTCTAAGTCTTCTTCAGTTATTAAATCATGTTTAACACACAAGCTACCAATGTTTCTATTGACTAGTACAGGATGTATTTCCTTCTCTTGTTTTGCCATTTTATCAAGAGTAGCTAAACATTCATTATGGTTCATAGGATTTAGGTTTATGTACTTCTCCATGTCGTTCATGGTGTTACAAGTTTTTAAACAATAAACTATTATGGCATAATATAATATTTCCATTATTCTATATCCACAAGGTTATAAACATTTCCTGTATTGCCTACAAATTTTTTAATCATCTTTTTGCCACAGGTTATTTCTATGATAGTATTGAGGTTTATGTTCCTGTACCCAGAACTTTTCATATCATATACAGTTAGGTATCTATCTCTGTTGTTGACACTTATGCCACCTTTAAGGTGTTTCTTCACACCTAACTTACAGTTCATCTCTCGTACCTCGCCATTCTTTTTGACAAACTTTGCTTTAAATATTTTTTGCCCCACCATGTTCTTAATTACAGGGGTTACTAATGCTTCAGTGTATAGTCTCATCTTCATCTTCCTCCTCTAGTTCATAAGTCATTGTTAAATAAAGTCCAGCTAAGGTATTAATTATAATACCACACATATCTATCTTAGATATACCTAATAGTACATATCTATTGTACAAGTCAAGTAAATCTTTAATAAACATTTCAGTTACCTTTTTATTAGGGTCTTCCATATATGTTTCCTTATAGGGTTATATATTAGTACCGCCAAAATTTTTTCCTGTCAAGTAATTTTTTTTGTTGACATAATTTTTTAAAAAAGTTACTAGTAATGGAGAGAAAGATACACGAGGAGATTACCATGCGAGGAGACATTGATGTTGCTTCATTTGTTAAGGCACTGTCTATACCTGTTGATGAAACATATAGAGGCGATTGCCCTGTTTGTTTTCGTAAAAATACTTTCACTGCTACTCATACTTCTGGGCGGTTGTTGTATAATTGCTACCATGCTGATTGCTCAGTTGGAGGGACTACAAAAACAGGCAATCTTGTTCAGACATCGTCTGTGGCAAAAGATAAAAAACCTGACAGAGTAGATCTATCTGTATATAACAAACAGTGGGTGGGGTTAGATCGTAGTCAAAGAGTTGTTGACTATTTAAAATCTGTACAATCCTACCATGCTTACAAAAATAGATTTGCTAACATTCGCTATGACGTCAAGGAAGACCGTTGTGTGTTTCTTGTATACAAAGATAAAAGTTTAGTTGATGCTGTGGGTAGATCGCTGACAAATTCTAAACCAAAGTGGAAGAGGTATGCATCTTCTCGTGTTCCTTTTGTTACGGCCAATGACAGTAGCTATCTTGTAATCGTTGAGGACTGTGCTTCTGCTTGTGCGTTGACATTTGCTAATGTACATGGTATGGCTTTAATGGGGACAAATTTATTGACAGATTATTTAAAATACATTAAGCATTATAAACTTGTTACCGTTGCATTAGACAAGGATGCTTCAAAGAAGGCAATGAAAATGGTACATGAATTGTCTATCCATGTGCGGACAAAGTTAGTGTTATTAGACAGAGACATAAAGAGGTGGAGTGAAGAAGAAATAAAGGAGAAGTTTAATGTCGCTTGAGAAACAAATATTATCGGCATGTTTATCACATGAGTTTTACAAAGATACTGTAGAGGTTGTATCAAAAGAGATGTTTGCCAATGGTGTAGGCACTATCTTTGACACTATCAGTTTTGCACAACAAAAATATGAGAGTGACATTGACATAAATACACTGATACAATTACATAGAAATAAATACCCTGCGTTACCAGAATCATCCAGAGAACCTATAGAGGATGTAATCAAAGAACTTGACAAATTTATGCCAAGCAACAAGGTCATTCTAAAAGATTTAATCATTGACTTTTGGAAGAAAGACAAAGCCCATAAAATTAGTGACTTATCTGCTGACATTTGGTTAGGCAACAGTGATGACTTTACTGTACTGAGAGCTTTAGTTGACACTGCTATAGAGAAAGCACCAGAAGATGAAGGGAATTTTCAGGAAGTGAAAGATGATGTAAAAGATTATATTGACGGTTGGGATCAAGGGTTTGAATTTAAGTTTGAGTTACAATCATTGGCTGACAGAATAAGTGGTGCAGGTAGAGGTAATCTTGGCATTATCTTTGCAAGGCCAGAGACAGGAAAGACAACATTCTGTACATACTTGGTATCAGAATATATCCGACAGGGATTCAAGGTAGCATATTTTGCTAACGAAGAGCCGGGCAGATTGGTCAAGGGTAGAGTGTTCTCTGCATATCTTAGACGTTCTATTGACGAGATGAAAAAGAATTTAGAAGATTCTATGAGTGTGTACAAGAATGAAATAGAACCTAACCTAAAATTATTAGAGGGTAGAGGTATCACTTTATCAGAGATAGAAAAATTTATTGACATACATAAGCCAGATGTGGTAATGGTTGACCAACTTGACAAAGTAGTCATCAATGGTAACTTTGCTAGGACAGATGAAAAGTTACGAGCATTGTATGAAGGAGCAAGAACAATAGCCAAGAAACAGCAAGTATTATTTTGGTCAGTGTCTCAAGCATCCTATGATGCACAGGGTAGACAGGAGGTTGACTTTAGTATGCTAGAAAATAGTAGAACAGGAAAAGCTGCTGAGGCTGACATTATCATAGGTATAGGAAAGAACTTTGGTGAAGAAGAAGATTATGTTAGACATCTTTGTATATCTAAAAATAAACTCAATGGGTGGCATGGGACAGTGACATGTTCTATTGATATATACAGGGCGAGATACGAGTTATGATATTAAAAGCTGACGGATTTGATGATGCGATATTAGGCTTAGGCCGAAGGTGTAGTCAGCCAGACCTGTTAGTTTATGATGTTGACAAATGTGTGGTTATACTTATGGAAGATGGCATGACACAAGAAGAAGCTATGGAGTACTTTGAGTTTAATGTTGTTGGAGCATGGATGGGTGAAGGAACACCTATCTTTTTGTACAGAGGAGAGGATGTGGAGTGATAACCGTTCTTGACATAGAAACAACATTTAAAAAAGACAATGAAGGTAAACTAGATGTTGATCCTTATACAGGAAACATGCTAGTATCTGTT